GGCCTTATGGCCATTGCATCCTCTCCCTCATGACCCAACCTTGGGTTCCTTCCACACTGTGGGAGGATGTTCCGGGACCTAGGTTCCGTGAACAAATGATGGATGCAGGATTGGGTACTCGTAGCTCATTCCTGTATACCCAGCCTACCTTTATAGGTAGAATATGGGGAATACAGGAACAAAGTGCAAAACTTCGTACTGTAACGCAGCCTAGTGCTGCATTACAATGTGCCTTTTGGCCATTGCATCAGTACCTAGATTATGCATGTGAGCATTTGTACCCTAAGGAAGCATGTTTCCACAATCAAAATATTGGTGCTTATGCCGCGATGGATTTACTCCAACGTGGTAAGCCCGTATTTTCTGTGGATTTATCCTCAGCCACCGACCGTTTTCCACGAACCTATAGCTTAGCTTTGCTTCGCTATATTGGTCTTGGTAAATATGCCGATGCACTCGAGGAAACATGTGAGTTACCTCTCAATGCTGACCAGTTTGGTCTGGACAGTGTCATGTATGAGGTAGGACAACCTATGGGTCTGTACGGTTCCTTCCCACTTTTCCAATTGTCCAATATGACTCTGGCATATACTGCAGAGTTATGGGCTAGGTCCAGTGGTCATGAACCTGTAACTTTCTCTGACGGTTCCTGCTTCAAGGTGGTGGGTGATGATATCATTTTATCTGATCCCAAAGTGACTTTCTTGTATGAAGAGGCTCTTTCTAAGATGGGTGTCACCATTAGCGACACCAAGACCTTTAAGGGTCACATCGCAGAATTTGCCGGATTCATTGTAACTAACTCCACCAAGGGTAGTTACACGGCATTTAAGCCACTGAAAGTCTCCGAGAGTCGTTTCATCTCGAATCCCCTTGAATTCATTCATGGCTTGGGTATTCTTGCTACTAACATCCAATCATTTGGTGGTGATTGGAAGCTTAAGTATCAAGCCTACCGCAACACTGTAGGTTCTCGCGACATCTCTTTAGAGCCTCTTGTTACGAAACAACAATTGGCCTTCCAGAGACAAGCGCAGAGAATGCCCTATGTGTCGTCGACGGCAAATGGCATATGCCAAATGCTACTTCATCCTAGTAGTTCCTCCTTTGCGAGGGATGAATGGGTGCGTCGATTCACAAAGTTCTGGCATCCGGTGCTCCATGAACCTCCAGAATATCGGACGTTCGATGGACCTTCCGAATACCTCGGTGGCGTAATCACCCATGGTGATGACGAACCGAGCGTTGGTAGGGACATTTATGAGCCTGGAATTGCCGTGTATGTGTCCAAGAAACCTGTTCCGACCTCTTTGAGGGAGGATAGGGGACATGGTCGCAAGGAACACCAATCCACAGGTGGTCCCAACTTCTGGAAAGATCCTATTAATGCGGAATTCCGCCATGAGAACCGTTCCATCGAAGATGATGAAGAGCTCACGATGTGAGGTTCATCGACCTGACTGTCATACAACTAGGATTAGCTGCAATTCAGCCACGACACTAGG